ATTGATGGAGGGAGATAGAAAAAAAAGAACTATATGGGCATCAATTATCAAAAAGAGATTTGAGACAGGATACCCTTATTTGTTTTTTACAGATACAGCTAACAAGCGAGCACCAAAAGCTTACAAGGACAAGAAGTTAAAAATTAGTGCATCTAATCTTTGTAGTGAAATATTCTTACACTCTTCAGAAGAGGAATCTTTTGTTTGTTGTTTATCCTCGTTAAATTTAGTCAAGTGGAATGAGATTAAGGAGACAGATGCAATCGAAACATTAACATATTTTCTCGATGCAGTAATGGAGGAATATGTCCAGAAGACAGAAGGAATTCCCTTCATGGAGGCTTCTCATAATTTTGCCAAAAAACAAAGAGCTTTAGGCTTGGGTGTTTTAGGCTGGCACTCTTTTTTGCAAGAAGAGATGATTGGGTTTGAAAGTATGGAGGCTAAATTCCTCAATACAGAAATTCACAAAACAATAAAACAAAAATCCCAAAAAGCCACAGAAGAGCTTGCTGTTCTTTTGGGAGAGCCAGAACATTTAAAAGGTTACGGCAAGCGCAATATGACCACGATGGCTATTGCCCCAACAACCTCAAGCTCATTCATATTGGGTCAAGTATCTCCATCCATTGAACCTCTCAACAGCAACTATTTCACCAAGGATTTAGCCAAGGGCAAATTTACCTATAAAAATCCATATCTAGAAAAACTCCTAGAAGAGAAGAAAAAGAACACGCAAACAACTTGGAAATCTATTCTACAAAAAGGAGGTTCTGTTCAACATTTAGACTTTTTAAGTGATCAAGAAAAGGATGTATTTAAGACATTCGGAGAAATTTCTCAAAAAGAAATTGTAATTCAAGCTTCTCAGAGACAAAAGTATATTGATCAAGGTCAAAGCTTAAATCTCATGATAGCTCCCAAATGCCCACCAAAACAAGTAAGCGAACTTTTGATTTTTGGCTGGGAGCAGGGGATTAAAAGTTTCTACTACCAAAGAAGTGCTAACCCAAGCCAAGAGCTAGCCAGATCAATATTGAATTGTTCATCTTGCGAGGGTTAATATTCATTTTTAATAATTAAAAGTGTAATTTTTTTATGATGAACCTTACTTTTTCAGACAAAATCTACAAATGCCTTGTTGGTAAAGTTCTGAAGTTTAATGAGCAAAACGACACTAAAATTAGTGTAGATCAGCTAATAAGAATATATAAAAGAGGAGAAAAAGCTACTGACACCATGTGGCAACCTCAAAAAACTACTGCTCAATGGGCTATGGCTAGGGTAAATATGTTTTTGGATTTATCTGCTGGCCGCACAGTAAGAGAGGATTATAAATTCCACGATATTGATGTAATTGAGGGGACTGATAGAACCCACGACCAAGAATCGGCAGATCCTTTCTGGAACTTTACAAACCTAGACTTTACTTCTGCTAGAACAGATCTGTTATTGTCTGAAATCTCTGATTCCGAAGGAGAAAAAATCTTTTATCCACCTACAGTAGAAGAAGTTTGACTTTAATCTATAATCACACTATACTGTGTGATGAAGGTTTTATTCATATCTGATTTTACTCTCGATCAAAAGCAAGGAGGGGCGCAAGTAAGCAATTCCCTTATTATTAAAAAGGGCAGGGAGCTTGGATATGAGATTGATGAACACCATCACAATTCCTCTATTGTTGATTTTTTAACTTCATACGATTTGGTTGTTAATTCTAATTTAGAGGCAATTAGTAAAATTGCTCCTGCCAAATTTAACATCATAGAAAAATTGCCTAACTCAGTAAGGCTAGAACACGATTCATGTTCTTATCTTTCTGCTGAAGATAGAAGGATATTATTTAATAATTCAAAAAAGAACTTCTTTTTAACCGAATTTCATTATTCCTTCTTCAAGGAACTATACGGAGACTACTTCAAAAATGTTGAAATAGTTTACGACCCCATAGACACTTCCATATTTAGAAGGAAAGAGGAAAAAAAAATTTATGATGTAGTTTATTGTGGCTATCTTCATCCACTAAAAGGACTGAACAACCTTATTAAGTTTGCTCGTAACAATCCCGACAGACAGGTTCAAGTGTTTGGTTGGTCAGAGAGCAATCCAAGTGGTCTTTTTGACGGGGAGGAAAACATTTCGTTTATGGGCGCTTGCCAGCACCATGAAACCGCGTTGGTTTTTCAACAAGCTAATGCGGTGTTCCATTCTCCAGTGGTAAACGAACCCTTCTGTAGAATGATAGGAGAAGCTTTACTTTGTGGAGTAGAGGAAATTATAGGAGACACCTCCAAAATAGGTGCTTATTTAGAATTTGAAAAACAAGGTTACGAAACGTTTAAAGAGGGGTGTGAAATTGCATCCGAAAAATTTTGGGAGAAAGCTATACAATGAATTTTATCTGCGGAACATATTTTAAAAAACAGTGCTGGTTACAACTGGTAGATTATAAAGACGAAAGAACTCCTGAGTTTTCTGTAAACCACAACAAATCTGCTGGAAACAATTATGTTTTTTGCATTCCAGAGTTTCTGCAAGTATTCAAAGAAATAAACATTGTAGGAGATTCCGACTTTGTTCTTTTCACTCACAATTCAGATATAAACTTTACAGATGAATATGTTGAGGCGGTAGTAGAACTTTTTCCTACCATGACACACTGGTATGCTCAAAACCTAGTATGCGACCACCCCAAGGTTTCTCCTATTCCAATTGGCATAGCAAATCCAAAATGGTCTCACGGAAATCAAGATAGATTTAAAAAAGTAATAGCCAAGGAAGCAGATAAAACTAAAGATGTTTATGTTAATTTTAATACATCAACAAATTCTAAGGCTAGAAACTATTGTTTGGAACAACTAGGCAAGTCCTTGGAAACAGAATATCCGAATGCCGCGATAATTGAAGATCATGATTCCTTTGTTAATTCCACACAGGAAAAATATTTGACCGATATTGCTTCTTCAAGATTTACGGTGTCCCCAGTCGGAAATGGTGTTGATTGTCACAAAACATGGGAAGCTATTTATATGAAAAGCATCCCTATTGTTACTCGCTGGAGCGGCGTAGAGACATTCAAAAAATTGGGCATACCAATGTTAATTATTGATGATTGGAAAGAATTCAAAGATTTAGATTTGTCGGAGCAATTATATGCCGATATTTGGCAAGATTTTGACCCAAGCTCCTTGGACTTAAAAACATTTCTAAATGAAAAGCATAAGGCTTAAGGTTATTAAATATGTTTTATGATAAGATTAAATTTTGTAGATTTCTGGAACGGCTTTGATAAAAAGAATAATTATTTTTATCACCTTCTCTCTAGCTCTAATGAAGTGGTTATAGACGAAGAAGATCCTGATATTTTATTTTTTTCGGTAGATTACTCCAACGTAGGAGAGAGAGAAAAATATAAAAACCACCGCTGTAAGAAAGTCTTTTTTACTGGAGAAAGCGTCTCCCCAAATTTTGACTCTGATGCGTCTATTAGTATGACCAACCATCAAGCCCACTACAGTATAGGGAAGTGTGATTTTGCCTTTACTTTTGATTTTTCAAAAGATCCGCGACATTATAGACTTCCTTTATGGGTTCTCCAGATTGATTGGTTTAATAAAGGTGGGTATGGAAATCCTGAGTTTATTCTTTGTCCTTCTAAAATAAAAAACAATTCTTTCATTTCTCACCCCAAGGATAACTTTTGTGCATTTATATTTAACAACCCAACAAAGGAAAGAATAGATACCTACAATTTATTTTCATCATACAAGCAAGTAGACGGATACGGAAACCCATTTAATAATTGGTTTTATGGGGAATCTAATAAATATAAGATTTTGCAGAATTATAGATTTTCTATTTGTTTTGAAAATAGACTATATGCAGGGTATTATACAGAGAAACCTTTTCATGCTAAAACTGCGGGAACAATTCCAATTTACTATGCTGATGAGCAGGTTTCTCACGACTTTAATGAAGAGGCTTTTTTGAATTTAAATAATTTTAATTCTATAGAAGACCTATTAGAAAGAGTTAAGGAGGTTGATCAAGACGACAAACTATACAAACATTATTTTGAACAACCACTTTTCAAAAACAATGAAATCAAAGAAGAATTCAAACCAGAGTCCGTATTGAATTTTTTCTATGATACTATTTTAAAATGAATGTTCTTATCACTGGATCGGCAGGTTTAATTGGTTGTCAAGCTGCAAAATTTTTTCACCTCAAAGGCTTTAGAATTATAGGTATTGACAACAATATGAGAGCCTATTTTTTTGGGCCAAATGGATCAAATGAAAAAAATCTAAACTATCTCAATAATTTTGAAGATTATTCTCATCACAACCTAGACATCAGGGACTATGATCTGTTAGAGGAGATATTCAAAAAAGAAAAGTTTGATATAATTGTTCACACAGCAGCACAACCTTCTCATGATTGGGCAGCAAAAGAACCTGTCACAGACTTTCACGTTAACGCTGTAGGGACATTTAACTTGCTAGAATTAACGAGAAATTATTGTCCAGAAGCGGTTTTTATATTTACCTCAACAAACAAAGTCTACGGAGACAGACCAAACATTTCATACGAGACAGGAAAACCCGATGAGTCCTTTAAAAACCTATCTATTGTCGAGGAGGAGACAAGGTATGAAGGTTATTTTGAATCCCCAGCTATAGGAGGAGCATGGAATGTAGAAATGGCCTCTGTGGACGAATCAATGTCGATAGACAACTGCAAACACAGTATTTTTGGAGCTTCTAAAGTATCGGCTGATATAATGTGTCAAGAATATGGAAGATACTTTGGTTTAAAAACAGGAATTTTCAGAGGGGGATGTCTTACTGGTCCTGATCACTCGGGTGTTGAACTGCATGGATTTTTAGCCTACCTCACAAAATGTATCCATCAAAATAAACACTATAAAATTTTTGGATACAAAGGTAAACAGGTTAGAGATAACATTGACGCTTCTGATCTAATTAATATGTTTTGGGAATTTTGCAAAAACCCAAGGAAAGGAGAAGTTTATAATGCAGGAGGAGGGAGAGACAACTCTCTTTCTATTCTAGAGGCTATAGATAAAATTTGCGAAATTTCAGGTAAAGTTTATAATAATTATTCTTTTGTGGGAGAGCCTAGAGAGGGAGATCATATTTGGTATATTTCCGACCTTTCTAAATTTAAAAAACACTATCCTAACTGGTCTATAGAAAGCCCTATAAAGCAAACTTTAACCTCCATAAATCACTCTCTTAAAAAATGATAAATGTTGATAAAGTTTATGTCCTTCACTATACAAAATTAGAGGAGAGAAAAAAAAATCTAGAAGGGGCTTTAGAGCACTTTGGTATAGACTATGAATTTGTTACTGATTTTGATCAAGAGGATTTAACGGATCAAATTATAGAGGAATGGTATTCTACTAATGAAGATGATTATAATCGCAAGATAGACCCCTTATGGGGAGCCAAGCAAAATCCTTTTAGAAAGTTGAATTTGGCAGAGATATCCTGCACAATTAAACACTATCTTTGCATCAAGAAGGTGGCAGAGAATTGTAATGAGCGTGGCTTAATTTTAGAAGATGATGTTTTCTTTGTGGAAAACTTTCCTGAAGTTTTTAATCATTTTTTATCTAAAACGCCCAATGACTGGGGGGCTATTTTCATGGGGTGTTGCGCTAATTTGCGCGTTCCTCAACGCCTAAGAATGCAAGGTGTTTGTGCATACCCAAAAGAGCATCCCGCATCAAGAGGGGGAGATTCTTATATTCTCAAAAAAAATGTGGCTCAAAAAATTGTTTCAACAATGAAACCCTTCAATACGATAAGTGACTGGGAATTAGCTTGCCAACTTCACCAGCACAATGTTAAAACCTACTGGTGGGAACCACCTCTAGTGGTTCAGGGTTCAGAAAACGGAGCTTACAAAACAACACTTAACGACGATAACCATAGAGAACTTTACGGAGGAGTTTACTAAAATGAAAAAAATAGCTTTTATTAAATTTGCAGGTTTAGCTGCTGGGGGATGTGAAAAATATCTTCAAAACATAGCGTGTATTCTTTCTAAGTCTGATGAATTCGAAGTGGATTATTTTTATACAAATGCCGCACCATACATAAATTGGAATTCTCCCTTCGTTCATCCTGACAATGATGATTCTAGAAAAAAAATAATGGAAGAGCACGACATCAACTTAATTAAGGTAAATGTCGAAAATAAGGATGCTTCAGGAGTTCCCTACAGGTGGGTTAATACCGACTTTTGGGACTTATTTAACGAAGAAGATTACGACTATGTTTCTAGCGCAAGATCGGGATATCCAGAGTATCCATTTAATTTAATCAACAAAACCAAGATCATAGACACCATTCATGGCCCTCAAGGCGAAGACAAGAAAAACATTGAGAAGGCCATACTTCTCTGTAAGTGGCAAGCTGAGCAGTGGGCGAATAATGGGGGCAACATGGATAAAGCGGTTATTATTCCCACTTTAGTAAAAGTTCCTGAAAAAAAACCCAGCACTTTAAGGCAAGAGTTAGGAATACCAGAGGATGCTTTTGTATATGGTTTTCATCAAGGAAACCGAGACGATATCTATTCTCCAATCTCTCTTGTCGCCTACGAGAAAATAGCTAACAATAATAATTATTTTGTTATTATGGGAGGCTCAAAAAACTATAGGCGTTGCGCTTATGAAGGAGGTTTAAAAAATGCTATTTTTGTCGATTTTGAAAGCTCAGTTGACAAAATACACAACTTTCTAGGCGGAATTGATGTATTTGCTCATGCTCGTCGTGACGGAGAGGTTTGTTCTGCGGCTATGATTGAAGCTCTTTACCATGGAAAGCCCATCATCTCTCACCCTTCTATGAATATGGGTCATGCTGAACAAATTGAAGGTTGTGGCAAAATGGCTAACACCTTAGAGGAATACTATTTGGAAATGAAAAGATTGGAGGAGGATGAACATTACTATGCAGATATGTCCTCCAATGCCAGTGCTAAGTATGAAGAAAAATACAGCTACTCGGTAATTAGAGATAAAATTTTCGAAGTTTATTCCGATGCTAATAAGTAGGTGTGCAACCAGAATATCCCTAGCGGGTGGCTCTACAGATCTCCAGTCTTTTATTGATCATAATGGCTATGGAAGCGTCATAAGTTTTCCTTGTAACATCTATACCTATATAACCTTATTTAAAGATAAATATGGCTATAATAAACTTAATACTTATTTACTAAATTACACCAGAAGGGAAGAGGTTACAGATATAAAGGGCATCCATAACGATGTTGCCAGAGAAGTTTTAGACTATTTCAAATGCGAGCCAATAACCCTTAATTTTCATTCGGATGTTTTTTCATCTGGTTCTGGCTTAGCTTCTTCATCTTCTTATTTAGTGAACTGTATAAGAGCCGTCAGCGAGAACTTAGGCGTAAACCTAAGCGTTATGGACATATGTGGAATAGCCTTAAATCTAGAAAGAAAATTTAATGCCTTAACTGGGTATCAAGATGTGTATGGATGTGCTATAGATGGGTTTAAACAGTTATCATTTCACAAAGGAGGCAAAGTTTCTATTAACAAATTTAAAAAATCTTTTTTAAATAATTTTAAAATGTATTTAAGACCAACTTTAATCAAAAGAAGTTCCACAGAGGTCTTGAAAACCATCAATTTACAAAAAGTAGGAGAACTGCTGCCTTTTGTAGAAAAAATGAAAGAGTCTATAATATCAGAAAACAAAGAATCTTTTACATCACTAATAAAAGAGTCTTGGGAGGCCAAGAAAAAAACCTCACCCCTAATTTTAGAAAATAGAAAATTAGTTGAAATCGAGGATAATTTACAAAAAGACCCATCTGTTCTTGCACATAGATTATGTGGAGCGGGTAATGGAGGTTTTTTCTTAATATTTAGAGGTGCAGATTATAATGAAGAAACTAAAGACATTCCTATAAGCGTAGCACCCTACGCTCATACTTATTATACTTACTAAAATGAAAAAAAGCATTGTTACAGGAGGCGCGGGATTTATTGGTAGCCATGTAGTTGATAGACTTATTAAAGAAGGTCATGAGGTCTATGTTATTGATGACGAGTCGGCAGAGTGTAATGAAAAGTTTTATCACAACCCCAAGGCTAACTACTTTAAAATTCCGATTGAAGATTTTGATTCAATTTCCCCTCTGTTTAAGGGGGTGTCTTATGTTTTCCATCTTGCTGCTGAATCTAGAATCCAACCCACCTTAGATCGCCCTCAAAAAGCTTGCCTGACGAATTTTGTAGGAACCTGCAATGTTCTACAGGCTGCGCGTCAACACGGTGTCCAAAGAGTTGTCTATTCCTCCACCTCTTCAGGTTATGGTTTGAAAAATGAACCACCCCTAAGAGAAGAAATGCCAAGAGATTGTTTAAACCCTTACTCAGTAAGCAAGGTAGCAGCAGAGGATTTATGCAAAATGTATTACAGCTTGTGGGGACTAGAAACCGTAATCCTAAGATATTTTAATGTTTATGGCGAACGTCAGCCAATTAAAGGGCAATATGCTCCTGTTATTGGTATTTTCCAAAGACAAAAAAGAGATGGAGAAGAACACACCATTGTAGGGAGCGGTAAACAGCGTAGAGACTTTACCCATGTCTCAGATGTAGTAGAGGCAAATATACTTGCAGCGACAACACAAAACGAAAATCTTCCCATAGCTGGTGAAATTTTTAATGTTGGGTCAGGAAAAAACTATTCTATTCTTGAAGTTTCATCTCTAATAGGTGGACCCCATACATTCATTCCCCCACGCCCAGGAGAAGCTGAAACAACCTTGGCAGACATCTCAAAGATAAGCTCCACCTTAAACTACACACCAAAGACCTCGCTAGAGGATTGGATAAGAACAGAAAACAGATGGCGGTAATTAATGCAGAAAAAAAATTTGTGTGGATTTGGATTGCCAAAAACGCAGGGTCTTTTATTTTTAGCCATCCCGATATAGGCTTTGATAGCAGTAAGGCTGGAAACCATGAAAAGTTTATAGAAATTGAAGAAGACATTCCCAATCCCGAGGAGTTCTACAAGTTTGCTTTTTGCAGGAATCCCTACGATAGAATCGTATCAGCTTATTTCTCTTTTAGAAAGTGGCATAATTTCAACCTGTTCGACACCTTCGATGAATTTTTGCTAAATAATTTTAAAGATGAAGAAGGAAATCTTTCTATGAAAAACTCCAAATCCAAATTTTCTACCTATAGGAGAAACGAGAAATTCAATGATCACTTTGATACTCAAACCTCTTACCTTATAAACAAAGACAATAAAATAGATTTTGACTTTGTAGGGAGACACGAAAACTTAAAGGATGATTTTAATAATATCTGTAATACTATTGGCATCGAGACCATAAAGAATAAAGTTGTTAATGCCACCCCCCACAATCATTACAAATCTTATTTTGAGGGCGAAAATGGCGAGGAAAAAATAAAAATTGTGAACACTATTTATAGGGAGGATTTTAAGAATTTTGGATATGATTGCTGGTAGGGGAATAAACACTGAGTTACAAGGGAATGTGGCCGATAAGTCTTTTGTCCGAAACTATAACGAGTATGTGATCAGACCGCAGCCTATTGATTATGTATTATCTTTTTTTGATAACAAAAAAGAAGGGACGTTTATTGATATAGGAGCTTATGATGGGGTCAAGTGGTCTAATTCTCTAGTTTTAGAGGAAGAGTTGGGTTGGGAAGGTGTTTGCATTGAAGCAAACGTTAACTCTTACGAGAAGTGTGAAGGGCTAAGGTCTTCTATTACTTTAAACAAGGCTGTTTGCAGCGCCTTTGACGATGTTACATTTAGAAACGTAATAGGAGGAGCTTCATGTTTAAGCTGTATAGTAGAGTTTGTAGAAAAAAAACATTTACAGAGGATAAATTCAGAAATAGAAAAACTAGGAGGCTCTTACACCGATGTTTCAGTAGAAACTATTACTCTTAATGAGATTTTTGATAAATTTGTTAAAGGAAACTCCGTAGACTATCTCTCTATTGATGCCGAAGGGTCTGAATACGAAATTTTCAAAAATTTTAATTTTGATATATATAGTTGCTCTTTGATTAGCGTAGAGTATAATGGTTCACTTGGAGAAAGTGAGAGAGACTCAGATTCCAAAGTAACGACCTTGTTAAAAAACAATGGGTATAAGCCCATTTGTAAAGTGGCTGGAGACCTTTTCTTTTCAAAATAAAATGAAACTATCTCACCTCTCCGATCTTTTAAATCAATTAATAATTAAAAAGGATGACCTTGAAAAGCTTTCCTCTCTGATTGAAAAACATCGCGACATAATTATTTTAGGAAACGGGGGAAGCAATTCTATAGCTTCACATATCGCACAAGACTACACTAAGGTGCTAGGCAAAAAAGCTATCTCTTTTTCAGATCCGTCAAGATTAACCTGTTATATTAATGATTATGGTCAAGATGAGGCTTTTACGATGTTTTTGACACAACTTGAGCGCCCAAGAAGCTTGGTGATATTAATTTCTTCTTCTGGAGAATCAAAAAATATTATTAACTGTCTTAAATATTGTCAAGATAGGGAGACCAAACATGTTGTTTTGACGGGATTCAAAGAAGACAATACCTTAAGAAAAAAAGCAAAAGAAACATCAGAGGTGAATTATTGGGTAGACTCCTGTGATTATGGTATAGTTGAATGTTTGCATCAAATTTTCCTTCACTCTGTTATTTAATGGTTATATATGTAGATATAGATCAAACTATTGCCAATACTCCACGCGATGGTGAATCTTGGAATTATGAAAAAAGTTCCCCCCGAACCAAATATATTTCTAAAATAAATTCTCTTTTTGACAAGGGGAACCAAATAGTTTATTGGACGGCTAGAGGATCTTCTTCAGGCAAGGATTGGTCTGAATTAACAAAATCACAGCTAGACTCTTGGGGGTGCAGATATACAAGAATAGAGACCCTTAAAAAACCTTCATTTGACTTATTTATAGATGATAAGTCAATTAGGATTGAGGAATTAAAATGAAAGTGGGATTTACAGCGGGAGCTTTTGATCTTTTACATGCTGGTCATGTTTTAATGTTAGAAGAGTGTGCTTCTAAATGTGACAAATTAATTGTTGGCTTACACCTGAACCCTAGTAGTGAAAGACCCGAAAAAAACAAACCAATTCAATCGGTTGTAGAAAGATATATACAACTAAAGTCTGTAAAATTTGTATCAGAAATAATCCCTTATGAGACAGAACAAGATCTAGCTGACTTATTGATAGTTCTACCTATTAATATTCGTTTCATTGGTGAAGATTGGAAGCATAAAAACTTTACTGGTAAAAAATTAGCTGGAACAAGGCATAAGATTATTTACAATAGGAGGGGTCACTCCTTTTCCTCGTCGGATTTAAGAAAAAGAATTAAAGATAAAAAATGAAAAAAATTATAGTTACAGGGGTAACTGGTCAAGATGGAAGCCATATGGTGGATTACCTCCTAAAAAACACAGAGCACACCATAATTGGCGGAGCCAGAAGGTTGAGTGTTAAAAATCACGACAACATTAAGCATTTAAAAAATGCCGATAGGTTTTTTCTTATTGATTTAGATGTTTCTGATCCGCAAAATACAGAAAGAGTTATTTCAGAGCACAAGCCAGATTATTTTATCAATTTTGCAGCAAATTCATTTGTGGGTAGTAGTTGGAAAATGCCCACCCAACACATGGAAACAAATTGTATGGCCGTATTGCATCAGCTAGAAGCAATACGCCGCCATGCTCCACATTGCCGTTATTACAATGCAGGAAGCTCTGAAGAGTTTGGAGATGTAGTCTTCACCCCACAGAACGAAGAACACCCACTACGCCCCAGAAGCCCATATGGAGCCTCTAAATGCTCCGCTCGTCACTTGATTAAAGTTTATAGAGACTCTTACGACATTTATGCTGTTCAGGGCTGGTTATTCAATCACGAAGGAGTTCGTAGAGGTGAAGAGTTTGTTACTAGAAAAATAACAAAAAATGTAGCCAGAATTCTTAAAGAGTTTGAAACGGGCAAGGTCATTAAGCCTTTGCAACTGGGAAATGTAGATGCGAAAAGAGATTGGAGCGATGCAGAAGACTTCATAAGGGGGATTTGGCTTATGTTAAACCAAGAAAGAGGAAAAGAAAAAGATTATGTGCTATCTTCTAATGAAACACACACCATTAGAGAGTTTGTAGTAGAAGCATTTAATTTGGTTGGTTTTCACCGATCTGTGTCTGAGTGGAGAGGAGATGGAATTGATGAAAAGTATTTTCACGGAAATGATTGCCTTGTGGAAATTAATAAAGATTTTTATAGACCAGCGGAAGTAGATTTATTGTGGGGAGATTCAACAAAAGCTCGTAAAGAATTAGGTTGGGAGCCTACTTGTAATTTCATACAGCTTGTGAAAAAAATGGTTGACAGGGATGCTGGGCCTGTTATGTATCCATAGTGGCAAAGTCTAAAGGTCCAAACAAAAGAGAGATTATTTTTCGTTTATTGGAAGTTCCCGATAAAGGAAGAAGACCCTTTTTTGCTAGGGAAATGAAAATGCTCAATGATTTATGCGAGCGTTACTCTTTAGATTTTATGAATATTGTTAGCTTTGGCAAGAAGTTTGATTCACTGGCTTATCTAGTGAGCGATAAACTAAAGTCCACCCTAGATGAAAAATTCAGAGCTTTCAACTTTAGGGTTGATTTATCTAAATATGAGGTTTATCATATCGGAGAAAAGTTCGGAGAGGACGCGGTTGTCCCTCCGAAAAATAAAACAATAAAAGATTTTTTAAATGAGTGAAGGACCAGACCCAAACGATATTCTAGGTAATTTCTTGAAATCGAACAAAAGCGATCATTACAACTTTGAAGACGAGTGCGATTACAAAGTTTCTAGCGGCTCTCTTCAATTTGACCTATGCATGAATGGAGGGTTTGGACCTGGGTTACATCGTTTTACTGGTTTAACAGAAGGCGGAAAAACCTCTGAGGCTTTAGAGGTTATGAAGAACTTTCTAACCACAATAGAACAACCTAGAGGTCTATATATTAAAGCTGAAGGCAGGTTAGGCAAAGAAGTGAGAGAAAGGTCTGGGGTCAAATTTGTGTGGTCAGCAGATGAGTGGGTAGATGGCACTTGTTTTGTTTTAGAAACAAATATCTACGAAACAGCAATGACTTGCATCAAACAACTCATTGACAATGAAAAGAATAAGCATAAATATTGTTTTATATTAGATTCTGTAGATGGCTTAGTTGCTAAAAATGATGCATCTAAAGGTTTTGATGAGTTTGCCAAAATAGCCGCAGGAGCCAGCATTGCATCTACTTGGTGCAAACAAACCAGCATTGCTTTAGGCAAGAGGGGACATATGGCTATTTTTATTAGTCAGGTAAGGTCAGAGATGAGAGATCAATACTCCAAAGAACCCCCTAGACAGTCTGTAGCAACAGGGGGATATGCTTTACAGCACTATGCTAATAGCGTCATTCAATTTCAGCCTAGATACAAATCCGATCTTATTTTGCAAAACCCTAGCTTAAAAACTATTGACGAAAAAAAGAATCCAATCATTGGGCATTTTGCAAAAGTCTTGATATGCAAATCCCCTAATGAAAAATCTAATGTCAGCTTAACTTATCCCGTTAGATATAATCGGTCAGGAGGCAACTCCATCTGGATTGAAAAAGAAATTGTAGACTTGCTTTATGCGTGGGAGTTTGTAGAAAAGAAAGGTGCATGGATTAAGCCAACAGAGGATTTTTGCGAGTTATTAACAGAAAATAAATTAAACTTTCCTGAGCAAATTCAAGGTGATAATAATTTATTTAAAACTCTAGACCAAGATGAGGAATTGTGTAAATTCTTAATTAAATATTTTAGGGAACAAATTGGAGCATGAAGTTTATTGATGGATACGGCAAAGAAAGAAACCTTAAAAACGCAAAAAAATACTTAATAGATTGGGATAAGCCTAGTCGCAGCAAATTTCAAACGGCTGTAAAAAAATTCCTTTATCCCTATTGGAAAAATGATATTGTTTTCGAGGAGTTTAGGGTGGTGGGAAGCAGATTAACTTTAGATTTTTATAACGCCAACAAAAAAATTGCAGTTGAAGTGCAAGGGGCGCAACATACAAAGTATGTGAAGTTTTTTCATAAAAATCGTTTTAAGTATTCTGATCAACTAAAAAGAGACGAGAAGAAACTTGATTTCTGCAAGGCTAATGATATAAAGTTAGCAGAGGTTTATCCTCAAGATGAAATCGCGGCATCATTATTTAAAAAACAAGATATTTACCTATGAATTTAGAAGATGAGGATAACTCAGAATTTTCCATCCCCACAGAAATGGTTGATAAGCTTTACGAGTTGTCGGGAGGGGCTGATAAATATAAAGGAGTTATTTTGGCAGCGTCTTCAGAAAACGGAAAGCCATTAATTTATTGCAAGTTTGATTGTGGGATGACAGAGTTTGCCTTAACAAAAGCCTTAGAGAATCATCTTTCGGGTCCATCTGAGCGCATAGAGGAGGACAAATGATATATAATTTCGAATTAGAAAAACAACTATTAGCGGGTCTTATTAAGGAGCCTGATAGCCTTTCAGAAATCTCAAATTTTATTGGAACTTCTGATTTTTATTCAAAGCAAAGCTCTCTGCACTCTACTATCTTTCGCATAATTCAACAAGCTATAGACTCTGGAGATGAAGTAGATGAAGTAATCATAGCTCAAAGAGTTAATGAGGTAGGTCTTTCTTTTGAGGACAACTTAAATCCCGCCGACTACATTAAGTCGTTAGCATTGAGGAAAGTTCCTAAGGGCAATGCCCTAAAAACAGCCAAAGAGTTAAAAAAATATTCTATAAGGCGCGAGATTTTAGAGTCCTCTCAAGACATCGCTAAGAAGATGAAAAATATGCCTCCTGAGGCATCTTATCGCTCGATTATCGAGACCTCCGATAATATTTACAACTCGCGCATTAATCTCTATGAGATGGGTAACGATTCTCCAGAAAACATATACGAGGAAATGGAGGATCTGATTGAGGAGAGAGGAAACAATCCAGTCAGTGAGTTTGGAATGATGGGGCCACACTCCAAAGTAAACGAAATTTATGGCTCCCTACTGAGACCTGGAAATATAACGGTGGTAGTTGCTAGATCTGGTGTGGGCAAGACTCAGTTTTGTATGGATTATTCTACAAAAGTGAGCCTACAGTATGACGTTCCCGTTCTTCACTTTGATAACGGGGAAATGAGCAAGGAGGAACTTATTATGCGCCAATGTGCGGCCCTGTCAGGCGTTTCCATGCATCTTTTAGAAAGTGGTAAATGGAGACAGGCAGGAGAAAAAGTGGTAGAAAAAGTTCGTTCTGTTTGGCCTAAGGTAAAGAGTTTAAAATTCTATTACTACAATGTGGGAGGGTTAGATGTGGATTCTATGGTCAACACTCTTAAAAGGTTTTATTACGCTAAAGTAGGTCGCGGTAATCCCATGGTCTTTTCTTTTGATTACATCAAAACGACTTCAGAAAACATTGCAAACAAATCAGAGTGGCAAGTAGTTGGTGAAATGGTGGATAAGTTTAAGAAGTGTGTGCAAAAAGAAATTTTACACGATGGAAACCCTATTATTCCGATGATTACTTCTGTTCAGTCTAACAGATACGGCATCACCAATAATAGAACGTCCCAGAATATTGTAGATGACGAATCCATTGTTTCATTATCAGACCGCATCACTCAATTTTGTTCGCACATGTTTATCTTGAGGAATAAAACTAATGATGAGATTGAGACAGAGGGTGGTAGATTTGGAACTCATAAACTAATCAATGTTAAATCAAGACACTTAGGTAGTGACATAGCTGGAGCAGTGGAACCAGTAAGAATTGGAGACACTCTCCGTAAAAATGCAATAAATTTAGATTTTAATAATTTTAATATCACAGAGCGGGGAGATTTAAGAGATATAGCGAGAATGTTAGATGGGGAGGAGGATTTAGATAGTGAAGGAACCCAAGAGACAATCCCAGACTTCGATCAATTCTGAAGACTTTCAGGGGATTCTAGAGTCAATAGGCTATCATCTAATTGATTGTGGAGACCACTGGAGAACACAGGCTTTATATCGAGACGGAGACAATAAAACCGCTGTAAAAATATACAAAAATACAGGCGTTTGGATGGATTTTGTGGAAAACAAAGGATCTAAACCTTTTGAAGCCCTCGTCCAACTAACTATTAAAGATCCTTCTCAAGTTACAGAAATTTTAGGGAAGTCTTCTACAGAAAACGCAATAACTTATTCCCCAACAGAAAAAATAGAAATGGAAAAAATTTATCCAGAAGAATCTTTGGAAAAACTCTTCCCTAATTATAACTTTTATAAGAAAAGGGAGATATCAGAGCTAACACAACAAAAGTTTCAAGTAGGTTTAGCGGGTGTAGGCAAAATGTATAGAAGAATGGTGTTTCCTATTTATAATGAACACACCCAACTCATTGGCTTTTCTGGAAGAAAGGTGGATGAGGATAACAATTATCCTAAATGGAAGCATATAGGGAAAAGAAACAATTGGGTTTACCCCGCTTTAAATAAAAAGACTGAGGTAGATGAAGAAATAA